GGTAATTTGCTTGTATCTATGGCAACGGAATATAATGATGCCCTTCTTGTAGTTGAAAATGCAAACATTGGTTGGGCTGTGATTCAACAAATAATTGACCGAGGTTATCCAAATCTTTATTATACATACAAAGAAGATGGTTACACCGATCCGTCAGTTCATATACCAAAAGGATATGACATCAAAGATAAATCACAGATGGTTCCTGGATTTACAAACAGTTCAAAAACAAGACCACTCATTGTCTCAAAGTATGAAATGTATTTTAGAGAACGTGTTCCAATTGTAAAGTCAAATCGTCTTGCAGAGGAAATGTTTGTTTTTATTTGGAACGGTGGTAGAGCAGAAGCACAAACTGGGTATAATGATGACTTAGTAATGGCATTCGCAATTGGATTGTGGGTGAGAGATACTGCCTTGAAACTACGTCAAGAAGGTATGATGAAAACAAAATTGGCATTGGATTATATGAAAAAATCAACACAGGTTTATAACTCTGCAAATGCAATTGATGCAAAGAAACAATCTGGTTGGTCAATGGATGCTGGTGTAAATAAACCGAATGAAGATTTAACTTGGCTCCTATAAATTGAGGTTATATTCAATTAGTAGATATTTATATTTATCGTGTAGTAATAAACAAACAGGTAACAAATGGCACAGAAGTCAATTTTCGATAGATTAAAAACCCTCTTTTCAACTAACGTTATCGTAAGAAACGTTGGTGGAAAGAAGTTACGAGTAGTAGATACTGCGCGTTATCAAGCCGATGGTAATCCACACACGTCAAAAGTAATTGACAGATATGGTAGGTTACACGGAACACGTGGAACTCCTATCTCTGTTTATAATCAGTATAACTCATTCTCTGCAACAAAGATTGACCTTTACACAGACTATGAGGCAATGGACACGGATGCCATTATATCATCTGCACTTGACATCTATTCAGATGAATCTACGCTGAAGAATGACATTGGTAATGTTCTTACTATCAAAACAGATAATGATAACATCCGTAAAATTCTTCAAAACTTGTTTTACGATATTCTAAACATCGAATATAATCTATGGCCGTGGGTTCGTAATCTTTGTAAGTACGGAGACCACTATCTTTATCTCGATATTAAAGATGGTCTCGGTGTAACAAATGTTGTTCCACTTTCACCATATGAAATGCAGCGTGATGAAGGAACAGACCCTGAACATATTTACATGACCAAGTTTATCTATGAAGGTCCACTCGGAAAGGGTGAATTCCAGAATTATGAAATTGCCCACTTCCGATTGATTGGTGACACAAACTTCTTACCGTATGGTAAGTCAATGTTAGAAGGTGCCCGTAAACTTTACAAGCAACTTGTTCTCATGGAAGATGCGATGTTGATTCACCGTATCATGAGAGCTCCTGAAAAACGTATCTTCAAGATTGATATTGGAAACATTCCACCAGCGGAAGTTGACCAGTATATGCAAAACATCATGAATCAGATGAAGAAAACACCTGTGGTAAATGAACAAACAGGACAGTATAACCTTCGTTATAATATGCAAAACATCTTGGAAGACTTCTATCTTCCTGTTCGTGGTGGTCAAGCTGGAACTGCAATCGAAACACTACCTGGACTTCAATATCAAGCAATTGAAGACGTTGAATACTTAAAGGGTAAGATATTTGCAGCTCTTAAAATTCCAAAAGCATTCCTTGGCTATGACGAAGGTCTCGAAGGAAAGGCAACTCTTGCAGCACTTGATATTCGTTTTGCAAGAACAATTGAAAGAATACAACGTATTGTTGTTTCTGAGTTGACTAAGATTGCAATCGCACACTTATATGCACAGGGATATGAGAATGCAGATCTTGTGAATTTTGAACTGAGCCTAACTGGTCCTTCTATTGTATATGAGCAAGAAAAAATTGCCCTGATGAAAGAACGAGTAGACTTGTCAAACTCTTTGGTAGAAGCAAAACTTCTTTCATTGAATTACATCTACAAGAACATCTTCAATCTTTCAGATGACGAGGCACAGTTTGAGCGTAATGAGGTTATTGAAGATCTTAAACTCAAATTCCGTCAAGCTCAAATTGAGAGCGAAGGAAATGACCCAGCGGTCACTAAGGAATCGTTTGGTACACCACATGATTTAGCTACAATGAATTTAAGTGGTGGTAAGAACGTAAGAAAACTAAATGATGTGGAAGTTCCAGAAGGAGGATGGCCAGGAGCAGGAAGACCACCTGAGCATGGTTCAACATACGGAACTGATGACAGTCCATTTGGTAGAGATCCTATCGGTAAGAAAGATATTTCAAAATCTATGTCATTAGATAAGAAAATATCTCATAATTATAAGGGTGGATCACCACTTGCCTTAGAAGGTCAAGAACTTTCAAAGGAGATGGAAAAGATGATTCAAAGTATGAGCGGAATTAAAGTAAAGACCAAATCTATCATATCTGAAAGTTTAAAGAAACGTGAAGATAAAAAAGATGAATCATCTTTACTTGATGAGAATGTTTTATTGGAAGAATTATAAGTTAGACCATATTTATCTTATGAACGGAGTATTAACGGGTAAAACAATATGAAGAAAATAAAACACTCAAAATTTAAAAACACAGGTATGTTATTTGAGCTTTTAGTTCGCCAAATAACATCGGACATTATATCCGCAAATGAATCTGTGGCAACCATCGTTCTTAAAAAGTTCTTCAATAAGAATACAGAACTTAATAAGGAATATGCCTTATACAAGACATTATCAGAAGAAAGATTTTCATCTGATTCAAAGGCTGGTATGTTGGTTGATGCCGTAATCCGTGCCAAGAAATCAATAAACAAGAAAAAATTGAGTGAAGAAAAATACGAACTTATAAAGACAATCAAAGAAAACTTTGAACTCGATTCGTTCTTCCAAACTAAGGTACAGAATTACAAGCTTTTGGCTTCTATCTACAAGATACTAGAATACACAGAACTTGATAATCCAACCGAAATCACCCGTTCAAAGATCACAATTATCGAAAATATGACAGCAGAGACACGTTCAAGATTGAATGAAAGTTCAATAGACTTGTCAGAAGAACCAAAAGAAATTCGTCTTATGTCATATAAGATTCTTGTTGAAAAGTTCAATACAAAGTATGAGAATCTTTCTTCGAATCAAAAGAACTTACTTCGTGAATACATTCAAAACGTAAGTACAACAAATAACTTGAAGACATTTATCCAAAAGGAATCACAAGACATAAAGAAACTTTTGGAATCAAAGATGAAGAATGTAAAAGACAAGGCAGTTAAAATTAAACTAAACGAAGTTGTGGGTCTTCTAGACCAATATAAGAACATGAAGAACGTAGAAGAAAATCATGTCAGTGCTTTACTTCGTTACTACGATTTGATAAATGATTTAGACGGAGTTAAATAATGGCAGTACAACCGTATGATTACCCATCATCACAAGCTAATGACTTTGAAAGACTAGGACATCCTGGTAGATTTCATAAATCAGTAACTTGTACAAGTGGAACAACTATTTTTACTGGTTCAAATTTTGGAGCTGGTGGTATAATCGTTCCATCTGGTACAACTGGAACAGCTTCTCTTTCACTTGGTGGAGTAATACCACTCAGTGTTCTTGCTGCCGGTAGTGTTCGTGCATACGAGCTATCAATATCCAGTGTGAAAGTTGATAGTGGAACAGTTTATGTGTTAATTCGCAACCAACTTGTAAAGTAATATGAACGTAGAATCATTCATACAGAAACTCAAAGAATCTGAAACATTTAAGCGTTTCAAAGACGAAATGCATGAGATGAGTACAACTGGTGCAGTTGCTGGTTATGATACACCAAAGGCATTTTCACCTGAATCGGGTGAAGGTAAAGAAAAGTTTGATGCACAAACAAAAGATAATGCAGAACAGTTTGGTTATAAGATGGCTCCTAAACAAAAGAGAAAGCATTCTATTACATACAAACAGTATGCTCAACAAGAGTCATTGTACAAACAAGCAATGTCTGCACTACATGAGGCATCTTATAAGTCATACAGATCAGATGAAACAAGAACAACAAATCAAAAGATAAACCAATCTATTAAAGAGATTAATCGTGCCATTTATGAAATTGAAAGAGTAGTAGGCCATGCTACTCGTCTAAAAACAGAAATGGGTGTGGATCAAAGAACTCTTTGGAATTCTTCACATAAGAGATTACACAAGATTGGTGAGAGATTAAACCGTATTTCAAAACGAATTAATGAGTTGGGTGCTTAAAATGAAACAATTACTTGTAGATACAATGCTTTTCAGTGTGACTCCAAAACAAATGAACGAGTCAAAGATACAGAATAATGGTAAAGTTATTGTTTCGGGTGTCCTTCAACGTGCAGAGGCAAAAAATCAAAATGGTCGTGTTTATCCAAGAGAAATCCTTGTACGTGAAGTAAAGAAGTATCAAGATAATCAAATTAAGGAAAACAGAGCTCTTGGTGAATTAGATCACCCTGATTCTTCTGTAATTAACCTTCGTAACGTTTCACACAACGTATTAGAAGTTAAGTGGAATGGTAACGATCTGGTTGGTAAAGTTGAGATTCTCCCAACACCATCTGGTAACATTTTGAAGGAACTTCTTGGTGCAGGAATTCGTCTTGGTATATCATCAAGAGGACTTGGTTCAGTCAAAGAAATAAATGAAAGCACAGTAGAAGTCCAAGATGACTTTGAATTAATTGGTTGGGACTTTGTATCAAATCCTTCCACACATGGTGCATTTATGTACCCTGCTGGTGGTGGTGAAGTTGTTGGTGAAGGCCTAATCAAAGAAGGTGTTGACAAGAAATCATCAAAGAAAGTAGATTCAAAAACTCAACGTATTCATGAAAACATCACTAAGATCATATGTGAAATCGGTGATGTGTGTGAATGTTTATTTGAAGGGAGATAATAAATGCCGGCGTTATCACAACAACAACAGAAAATAATGGGTCTTGCTCTTGCATATAAAAGAGGAGATGTACCTGCATCAAAAGTTAGTGCTAAAGTAAAGGAAATTGCAAAGTCAATGACTATGAAAGAACTTGAAAAGTACGCTGGAACAAAACACAAAGGTCTCCCAACAAAAGTTGAATCTGTGAAAATGCCAGTTTCTGAATTGAAGAAGATCATAAAGAAGAGTGTTAAAGAAGTCATGATGCCAACAGAAGATGTTGAAAAGGTAGAACCTAAAACAGAAGAAGAACCACTTCTTACACCAGAACAAAAGAAGCAATTCATTGAGTCAGTTTCAAGATTCAACGAATACGGTGACGCGATTTATCGTGGTAACAACCTTAAAGAAGCTTACAAGAATATCAAGAAGGTAGTAGAATTTGCTTCAAAGCACATCACAGAACAATCTGGTGATTGGTTTGATACAGTTACACTTGGAAGACACTCTAAGAAACTAAAAGAGTCTATGAAGATTTTTGAAAAAACAACAGCCGAGATGATTAAGTTACAACAAAGACTAGAAAGTACATATGAAGATATGGGACAAACACTCTGTAAGTACTACGAAATAAAAGAAAAAGATAAACAATAAGAAAGAACAAGTTATGTCAGACAATGTTTACAGCAACAGACCAAAGACAGCACACGTCAAGGTCAAAGGAAATGGAATGAATATCGACCTTATGTTAAAGATATTCAAGAGAAAAGTGAAGGAAAGTGGTATTCTTGAAGAATATAAGATGAAGTCAGAATACATCAAACCTTCTGAAAAAAAGAAAGAT